AAGAAAAAGGGTAAGTAAATGGCAGCAGCAAAGAAGGGCATGGGCTTCGCCGCAGCGCAGAAGTCAATTGCCAAGAAGTCCGGTGTTTCAATGGAGTCAGCTGGAGCAATCCTTGCTTCATCTACTCGCAAGGCAAGCCCATCTGCAAAGAAGGCTAACCCAAACCTTAAGAAAGTCCTACCAGCAAAGAAGGGTAAATAATATGTGCGTTGAGTGCGGTTGCAATAGCAGCATGGTCGGCATGGCCAACGACAAGCTAACAGGTAAGCCACAAGATCCATACGGTCAGTATGACGGTGTTGGCGGAACTAAGTAATTAACCAATTTTAGAAAGGATCTGATATGGCATTAACGGATGGCAGAACTACTGTTTACCATTTGAATCGGTTGGCAGGCACCCTTATTGGAGATGTGCCACAACTTGACTTCAATGGTGCTGCAAACGTTTGGGCTTTTAACGTCACAGGTAAAAGATACAGCCGTGGTATTGATGCCCTAAATCAGATTTACGCTTATCGCAATGGCGGTAAGAATTATTACTACGATACTCCTGGTGCCTTTAATGCCCTCGCTGGCACAACTGGGCTTGGCGAGGCAGAGGCAGCAAGAAGGATTACATCGTGAGTACATTTGTAAATATCATTGACGAAACTGCATTGGCCTTAACGGGTTATACCAACCGTCAGGATCAGGCAACCTATCTCACAGCCCCAATGGGATCAACCGATACCACGTTCACTGTCGCTGATGGCACAGTTCTTACCCGTGGTTTGGTTGAGATTGATGACGAACTTATCTGGGTAGATTCATTTGACCGTACTACAAATACGGCAACTGTGCCTACATATGGCCGAGGGTTTCGTGACACGACAGCCACCACTCATAGTGCCGGTACTCGTGTGACTATCACGCCTTCCTTTCCGCGATCAGTTATCCGCCGAAACGTTAACCTCGCCATTGATGCGGTTTACCCAGATTTGTTTGGTGTGTACTACACAACCTTTACGTGGCAAGCAGCCGTAACAACCTATGTCTTGCCTCAAGAGGCAATTGATATTCTCGGTTGTTCATGGCAGACCATCGGCCCTTCTAAGGAATGGCTCCCAGTCCGCCACTACCGTGTAGACCGTATGGCCAACCCAGCCACTTGGAATAGCGGTAAGACCATTTCTATCCGTGAAGGAATCATTCCAGGTCGTACTGTCATGGTTACCTATACCAAGAAGCCAGCCACATTAACCTATGACACAGATGACTTTGCCAGCCTTACAGGCTTGCCGGATTCAGCACGTGAAGTCATTGTCCTTGGTGCCGCCTACCGTACAGCGATGTACCTAGATATGGGTCGTGTTCCTGCTCAGACGGCAGAAGCCGATTCACAAGGCCAGACAAACCCACTCGGTTCAGCGGTCAACGTTGGACGTTCGCTACAACAGATGTACCAACAGCGTTTGCTTATTGAAGTACGTCGCCTTCAAGAGCAGTACCCACCTCGTACTCACTACACAAGCTAAGGACAACCAATGGCATCTCGTTATTACAGCGCTGTGGCGCAAGATACAACTGTTACCAGTGGTATCACATCATCGTCTACTACCGTTACGGTTGGTGCGACAACTGGCTATCCATCCAATTTTCCGTTTGTCCTTGCCCTTGACTACAACACGGCGGCTGAAGAACTTGTCACTGTCACCGGTGTCTCTGGCTTAACCCTCACCATTACCCGTGGGTATAACGGTACCTCAGCTACAGCCCACGCAAGTGGTGCGGTTGTCCGTCACGTTATCACTGCACAGGATCTGACAGATGCCCAGACCCACTATGACCTAGCCCTTTCATCAGGCGCACACGGGGTTACAGGAGCCTTGGCAACCTTTATTGGCACACCATCATCGGCCAACCTTAAGTCCCTTATTACAGACGAGACGGGAACGGGAAGCCTTGTCTTTGCTAATGGTCCAACCCTGACAAATGCCGACCTAACTAGCGCAACAAACTCATTCCCATCAAGCCTAGGTAACACCTTTACGGTTAATGCTCAGACTGGTACTACCTATACCCTTGTGGCATCAGATGCCAACAAGTTGGTTACGGCTACTAATGCTTCACCAATCACCGTCACTATCCCAGCGGGTGTTTTCTCGGTAGGTCAGTCAGTTAACGTAGTCCAGCTCGGAGCGGGTCAAGTTACCTTCCAGAACGATGGAACATCTACTGTCTACTCAACGCCTGGAGTTAAACTCCGCGCCCAGTACAGCATCGCAACCGTTGCCTGTATTGCCACCAACACATTCCTACTAGTGGGAGACTTGACAGCATAATGGCAGCCTATGTAATTCTCGGTTCATCAACGCCTACAGCAACTACCCTTACCACCTTGGTAACTGGTAGCACCAACGGCAGCATCCTTGCAGGATTCACCGCCTGCAATAAAGGCTCGTCTAACGACACTATTCGTATTGCCATCACCAAGTCTGGTGGCTCTACCTACTACCAGTATTACAACTTCACGCTTCCAGCATATTCAACCTTGGAGCGTCAACCAGGAATCACATTAGCCAGCGGAGATACTTTTAGCGTATACTCCACCACAGGCAATAGCGATTTCACGGCGACGGGAACAACACTCTAATGTCAGCAACTTTACTTAATAACGGTGCAGCGTTTCCATCGCTGACCATCAATGCCCAGACAGGTACTACATATACCTTTGTCTTGACAGACTCATACAACACTTTGGTTACTGCCTCAAACGCATCAGCCATTACCGTTACTGTGCCGCCTAACTCATCGGTGGCATACCCAGTTGGTGCTATCTTGCAACTCGCCCAGTACGGTGCGGGCCAGGTTACCTTTGCAGCGGGTTCGGGTGTGACGATTAACTACACACCAGGACTTAAACTTCGTGCGCAATACTCTGTTGCGTCATTGGTTCAGACAGCCACCAATACTTGGCTGCTCAGCGGGGATGTGACTGCATAATGCCAATCTCATTAGCGTCAACATCGGCCAGTTCTATGCACGGCGCAGTTGTGCCGATTGGCTATTATTCAATTACTGCGTCAACAACATTTTTTAATATTCCACAAAACTATCAAGATTTAATGGTTGTTTACAACACAAGAGATACAACTGCGGCGACTGGCGCAACATTAACTTTTTATTTAAATGCTGATGGTGCTAATAATTATAGTTATACTTCTTTAAATGGTGATGGTTCAAGCGCAACTTCCGCAAGAACAACAAACCAAGGCGCATTTGTTCAGTTGCTTCACCCTGGAGCAAACGCAACATCTGGAATTTTTGGTTCTAATATTGTTCATATTTTAAATTACGCCAATACATCAACATACAAAACTGTATTAACTAGAACTGCTGAAGATTTAAATGGTTCAGGAAATACTCGTTTAACTTCAGGTCTTTATCGTTCTACATCTGGTATTACTGCAATTTCAGCACACTCAACATCAGGCAGTTTTGCATCTGGTTCAACGGTATCTATCTACGGCATTAGAACGGTAGGTCAGTAAAATGTCTATGTATCCTATTGCAAGTACCATTGTTGGCGCTGGCGGTGTGGGCAGTATTACTTTTTCGTCAATTCCGCAAACGTTTACCCATTTACAACTCCGTGTATTTAATCGCTGTACCTCAACAAGCGCAGACCAGTCCGCCAGTTTGAATTTCAATGGAGATGCGGGAAGCAATTATTCAGTACATAGATTGCACGGCTATGGAGGCAGTGTATCTTCAGATGCTGGAACATCAACAAATCTTATTTACACTGGCGCATACCCAGCATCAGTGGAAACTGCTAACGTTTTTGGAATAGGAATAATTGATATTTTAGATTATGCCAACACTAATAAAAATAAAACTGTTCGCTCAATTTCTGGCTACGATGCAAACGGCTCTGGTGAAGTGCAATTTTCATCTGGGGCTTGGTATAACACATCTGCTATAACGTCAATTCTTCTAACAACTGGTAATAACTTTGCCCAGTATTCAACCGTCCAACTCTACGGCATAACAACGGCATAAGGAGATAATATGTCAGTATTTTTACAACCGCTCCAAACCGTTACTGTTGGAACGGGTGGTTCTTCACCAATCACGTTTAGCAACATCCCACAAGGTTTTACAGACTTGCGCCTAGAGATAAGTGCCAGAGAAGTTAGCGGGTCAGGAGCCGCAGGATTAAACCTTTATTTTAATACTGAAATTCTTACGACAACCAATTATTCTGTAACTAGAGCGTTCGGTACTGGTTCAGCAGTGGGAAGTGATACCAGCGGAGCAAATCAAGGCGGCTTGTTCTTTGGAAATATAACAAATACTGCTGGTACAACTTCTAATACGTTCTCAAGTATAAGTATTTATATTCCAAATTATGCGGGAAGTAATTACAAGTCAATTATTTTGGATGGCGTTGAAGAAAATAACGGAACAACTGCTTATCAAAATCTTTATGCTGGTTTATGGCGTAGCACTTCTGCTATCAATACTATTAGCATTTATTCTGGTTCATCAAACTATGGTCAATACAGCAAGTTTTCACTCTACGGCGTACTTCGCCAAGGAATCTAACTAAGGAGCAACAATGGGTACAGTAATTGAAGTAGACTGCACAACAGGCATCTCAACTGAGCGTGAGCAAACAGCCGAAGAAGTAGCGGCACAGGCCGCTATGGCAGCCCAGGCTGAGGCGGATGCAAAGGCTAAGGCCGAAGCGGATGCTGCAAAGGAAGCCGCCAAGGCATCAGCCCTTGCTAAGTTGGCAGCCCTTGGCCTAACAGCCGACGAAGTAGCAGCAATCCTCTAAGCAACACCAGCTATGAGTAAGTGGGTACATATTCTTCTTGAGAAGAATGTTGAAGAACGAACTGGTCTTTGCAAGAATTGCGGGCCAGTTCGTTTGCGTTTTAGAAGGGGCAAACCTTTATGCGCAACAGGCCATCAAAAAAGAAAATCCACCACTGGCGCAAGAAATGAATGGTCTAAACATAAAAAAGATATTTGTGAAAAATGCGGTTTTATTCCAATTGATAAATGTCAATTAG